GATACTGTCCACCCATGAGACGAAATAGCACGCCAGCTGACCAGCTACCCATCAAAAAACCCGAGGACACGAGCCCTAAAGGCCGACTGTCCGAAATGCAGCAGTTATTCGTCAATTTCCACGTCCACGATCGCTTACCCGCAACGACTGCAGCCCGTATGGCCGGATTCAAGAGTCCAGGCAACGCGGCCAGCAAGATGATGAAGCAGCCAAAAATCACAAACGCGATTGCCAAGGAAAAAGCGGAATACGCCAAAGCCAGCCAGATGACCAAGCAGAAGGTTATTCAGGGTTTTGAGGAAGCGATTCAGATGGGCAGGGTTCAGGCCGACCCAATGGCGATGATTTCTGGTTTTAGAGAGATAGGTAAGATGTGTGGATTCTACGAGGCCACTAAGGTCAACGTAAATATCACGCACAACGGTAAGATTTTAGTCGAAAAGCTTCAAACCATGACGGACGAAGAACTGTTGCAACTTGCTGAGGAAGATCCAGGTATCCTGGAAGGCGAGTTTACTATTATCGAAGATGATCAGGACGAAAATGGCGAAGCCTAACCCGCAGTTACAGAAATTACTGGCTAAGAGAATATTGGCCCGTCGGAAGCTGTTGCATTATACGAAAATGACCTATCCGACCTATCAACCGGGCTGGGTCCATGAAGACATTTGCATGCGGTTAGAGAAATTTAGCCAGGAAGTTATCGATAAAAAGTCCCCTAGATTGATGTTATTGATGCCGCCACGGCACGGGAAGCTATTAGCCGACGATACGATGGTTTACACCCGAGAAGTTGGCTGGAAGTTACACGGAGATTTAACTCCAGGCGATATGGTCATGGGTCGAAACGGCTGGGTCACTGTTATAGGCGTATCCGAGCCCAGTTTGGCCACGATGGAAGTAGTCACCACAGCTGGAACGAGGATACAGTGCCACCCTGACCACGAGTGGGCAGTGGATATTTACCGATCACCCAGTTTTGGAGACCCAGGCCCGAAATTCTACGACCCCCAGGTAGTAGAGACGCGGGATTTGCTCAAATACAAGCTCAAACGCGGGCATATGCGGCTCAAGTCCAGCCCGTCGATGCGTAGATTCTACCTTCCCCCGATAGACTTCTCGAATTACCACATACAAGACCGTCGAGTGCTCCAGTACAAGCGCTCCGCGCCGAACGGCGGTAGATTAGCCATCGACGATGTGGCGGAATTACCCAGTTATGAGCACAAAGTTGGCCGGTGCATACAAGTTGACAGCCCAGATGGTGTGTACCTAGTGACTCGGGACTTTGTGCCCACGCACAACTCGGAACTGGCGTCGATCAGGTTTCCGGGCTGGCACCTTGGCCATGCGCCTACACATGAGATAATCAACGTCGGGTACAACTTGGACTTACCTACGAAGTTCTCACGGAAAATTCGCGAATCGCTGCGTGACCCCGTCTATGGCACGTTGTTTCCATCGACCATCCTAGATCCTGACTCACAATCCGCTGAAGCGTGGTTGACTACGGCAGGCGGAGGCTTTACTGCAGCCGGTGTCGGCGGCGGTATCACCGGTAAAGGTGCCCACGTACTGATTGTCGACGACCCCATCAAGAACCAGGAGGAAGCTGACTCGGCTCTGGTTCGTGACAGGCTCTGGGACTGGTACCAGTCAACAGCCTACACACGACTTGCTCCTGGCGGCGGGGTGCTGGTTATCGAGACTTGGTGGAACGATGATGACCTCGCCGGCCGTCTGCAGGCTGCCATGAAGGCCGACCCCGAGGCTGACCAGTTTGAGATTATTAAATACCCAGCCCTATCGGAAATGTGGGAGTACCGCGACAGGAACACGATGGATATTATCCGCGAGGACAACCCCCTCGACTTGGATCTTAGCCCCAACTTGCGGCTGCTGCGTCCACCGGACATGTGCCTCCACGAAGATAGATATCCAACCAAGTCCCTCAAGAAAATCCGGGCCAACGTCACCCCTCGGATCTGGTCGGCGCTGTACCAGCAGAACCCCGTCCCGGACGAAGGGCTTTATTTTAACAAGTCGCATTTCAGGTTCGCTTCAGGCCACCCCAGCCCCGCGAATCTTCGGATTTATACCGCATGGGACTTTGCCATCGGTGAGAAGAACCACAACGACTGGAACGTAGGAGCGACGATACTCCAGGACGAGAACGACGTAGTGTATGTGCTGGAGGTCTTCCGTATGAAGGGGGACGCGTTCCAGATTGTTGAAGCCATATTGGATACTGCCGTGCGTTGGGGTATGCTACCGACCACAGGGTATCTGGTTGGGGTAGAAGACGGCCAGATTTGGAAAGCTTTAGAACCGTTATTAAGACGCCGTATGTCGGAGCGGCGAATGTACCCGCCTTGGGAAGTGCTCAAGCCAATGTCAGACAAGATGGCTCGGGCGCGACCACTCCAAGGGCGCATGCAGCAGGGGAAAGTAGTGTTCCCTAACGATGCACCTTGGTTACCCTGGGCGATGCAAGAGTTGTTACGATTTCCGGCAGGGGTGCATGACGACGTTGTCGATGCACTCGCTTGGGCTATGCACTTGTGCATGGGGCAAGCCGCACCACGGCTACCCGAGGCTCCTCGCATCCCTTCATGGAAAGACGATTTAGATAAATATTTGATCGGCGGTGGCGGTGGCCACATGTCGGCATAAAGGGAGCGAAGATCATGCCACAAGATAATTATACTGCTGCAGACGTATGGAACCGGTACGCTTGGCTCCGTGACAACGGCCATCTGGACTATGTCGATAAGGCCACGAAGTGTGAGAACTTTTTCGCTGGTATGCAGTGGGAGAAGAACGACTTGGCGCTGCTGCGGAAACAGAAGCGGCCGGCACTGACCATCAACAAGATTATTAGCACGATTTCCAACGTACTGGGCGAACAGATATTCAATCGGACATCGATTGCATTTCGACCACGCAACGAAGGAGCCACGGGAGAGGTCGCTGATGCATTGACCAAGGTCTTTATGCAGATTAGCGACAATAACCAATTGGATTGGTTGCGGTCCGACGTTTTTTGCGACGGTATCATCGGTTCTCGTGGTTTCTTCGATGTACGGCTGGACTTTACGGATTCTGCGAAAGGCGAGGTTCGCATCGAGCAGATGAATCCGAAGAATGTCCTGATCGACGCTGATGCGGACGAGTACGACCCGGACAAATGGGGCGATGTGATTACGACGAAGTGGATGTCGGCCGATCAGATAGCCCTATTGTATTCTGAAAAAGACGCGGACATGCTCCGCAATAGAACGGAGAGTTACTTCCCTTATGGCTATGACAGTATTGACTCCAACCGTGACCGTTTCGGGTCGAAGATCGTATCCACTTATGGCATCGGGACGGACTACGACACAGCCAACGTACGTAATATCCGTGTTATCGAACGCCAGTGGCGCAAGCTCGACATGGCCCGACACTTTGTGGACTTAGGCTCCGGCGACATGCGGGTTATCCCGTCGGAATGGGACGAAGACCGCGTCGCCGAGCACATGGCAGCGAACCCGGACGTAGCCATTACGAAAAAGCTCACTCATCGCATCCGCTGGACAGTGATTGCCGATAATATCGTCCTACATGATGACTGGAGCCCGTACCAGCACTTTACCGTTGTACCCTACTTCCCTTACTTCCGTCGTGGAACAACGCTGGGACTTGTTGAGAATTTGCTAGGCCCGCAAGAATTACTGAACAAGGTATCTTCACAAGAACTTCACGTGGTTAACACCACAGCGAACTCAGGCTGGAAGGTCAAGCGTAACGCGCTACAGAACATGTCCGTCGGTGAGCTTGAACAACGCGGTGCAGAGACTGGTCTGGTCGTTGAAGTCGACGAGCTGGATAACATAGAGAAAATTCAGCCGAACCAGACACCTACTGGCCTGGACCGCATAACCTTCAAGGCCGAAGAACACATCAAGACTATCTCAGGGGTATCGGACTACATGTCTGGCTTCGCCCGCGAAGACGTTGCTGCTAAGTCAGTCAACGCAAATAAACAGTCTGGGCAGGCCAACTTGGCCAAGGTCATGGACAACATGAACCGAACGGACTTCATCCTGGCCCGGAACATATTGGATCTGGTACAGACCTTCTATACAGAAGAACGGTTGGTCATCATCACTGGTGATCGGATTACTAATGCTGTAGAGCAGGTTCGAGTCAACGAAGTGACCCCTGAAGGCCAGATTATCAACGACCTGACTCTGGGTGAATACTCTATCGTTGTCACCAACCAGCCTGAACGCGACACCTTCGAAGATTCACAATTCGACCAAGCTGTTCGTCTGCGTATGGACGCGGGTATTGCCATCCCTGACAAGTACATCATTCAGTCAAGCCGTCTACGTGATAAAGAGGAAATTATCAAAGACATGACCGGTGACCAGGATAGTCCTGAAGCACAAGAACAGGCTCAAATGGAGCGTCGGGCTCAGCTGGCCGAGCTGGCTAAACCGGAAGCTGAAGCACA